TAATTCACGCTATCAAAAGTGCTATCAAACTATTTAATAACAATGATTTCATGCGGAGATAGAACAATTAAAACTTCTTTTAGAAAGAAGTTGTGAAGGTAATCGTGGTGGGGGTAGCCCGTATGGGGTGCGAGTACCCCCACAGTTAAGCGTGTTGGCGCAGAGCAACAGCCAGGTGAGAGACACGGTTGAAGGGTTTTAACCCTAGGCAGTAGCCAAAGTAGGCCATAATTGCCACATGACCTTGAATCCAGCACAGTTTGGCGTCCCAGTACCTAAAGGGACCAACATTGAGCGCTCAGGCGGCAAAGGCCACATAGAAGGTGACGATTCACGCTCTGTGACAAAGATGGTTCCTATCTCTGTTGTTAAGCGTTATAGGGAGTATGACCGTGAAGGCAAGCAGTCTCATGGCCCTTTAAGCGAAGAGACCATTAGCAACATCACCAATGACTTAAAAAGCGGCGGTGTCATTAAGACTCCTCTCTCTATCTACCACTCTGATGCCCATAATTGGGGCTACCTTGCAGAAGGACACCATAGACTCATCGCAGCTGAACGTGCAGGATTGACCCATGTTCCGGTCTATGTGGGCTCAGTAGAGCATGGTGCGGGCGAGGCAGAGCGTAAGAAGAACGGCATAGGCGCTCCGCTCCATTTGACCTCAGATTTCAGCCCTATACCAGGTCAGAAGTACGTCCCACCTAAAGTTCACCCAGAACATTTTCGGGAGCTTAGGTAGTACCTCCCCTAATTAATGTTTTTTCTCCAGTAAAAGCTAGGCAGTAGCTTTACACTTAGCATAATGCGCCATGACCAATGGATGTGTAAGGGCTGTGGGAAGATGTATGTCGTTCCTAGCCTTGCACGAGCATGTGAAGCTAAGCATGAGGAGCACAACGCCCTATGAGTTCCCCCGTATCGCATGAGCAATTAGCCATGTATATGACTGCTCCTGAGATTAAGGAGCGGTATCGTGCATTTCCGGCTGATGTCCGCCAAGCAGGTGGCGAAGATAAGATGTGGGAAAATAAGCGCAACGAGGCTATGACCGGTAAGCCAAGTAACTCTCGTGCCGAAGCTACCGGAGAGACTCTTGCCCAGAACATTAAGCGGGAAGGCATTAAGCAACCCGTTATCTTGGGCAAAGACAATATCCTCAGTGGTCACCACCGTGTCGCAGCTGCAGAGGCTGTAGACCCTAAGATGCCTATCCCTGTGTGGCACGAATGAGCAAACGTAACCTTTCAGCGGCACTGTTCCACGGCACCAATGTGGAGTTAAACCCAGGAGACATGATTACCCCCGCTAAGTCGGGTCCACGCAGTTTGGCATTTGCGACTGAGAATGCGGACCACGCTGCGGCTCACGCTAGTATGGCAGCAGGAAAAAGCGAATTTAAGATTAAGCACAGGGATAGCGACAAGGCGAAGTACTCCGATAAAGGAATCGTCTATAAAGTAGAACCTGTAGGAGATGCTCGTAGAGACCCTCTCTCTGGCGGCAAAGCTGGCGGGGTATGGGTATCCAAGACCGGCTTTAAAGTCGTAGGACGGCACGAATGAGCGAAGAAGAGTGCTCGCCTAATACAGTCTGTAGGAACATGAAAGACATCACTTTGGAATTGACCCCAGAGTCCTGGAAAGAACAGCTCCAGGCAGAAGGTAAATGGCGATGATTTCCCAAAGCCAATTTACCCAGCACATGGAAGCGCTCCGTACTCAAAACGTAGGAGCCACCATGCCAGATGACAAGGCGACAGTAGGAGCCAATTCTCTCTGATAGACTGACTTCTGAGAACGGAGCCCCACGGGTGCAAAACTCTCCGACCTCGGTCACGTCGTTAAAAACACCGATTCGTTAAGGCTCGTCCTGACGTCTGCCAAGGCCCACCGACAATGTCTCCATGGGAGATTTTCTCGCAAGAGATAGGTGGGCTTTGTGCTACAGTTAATTTACTAACCACGGCTCTGAACAAGTCATCGTTAGTTCGTTACGACCGAAGCCCAGCCCCTGTGAGAGGCATCATACGAAGGTGTTCAGACCGATGGAGATTGCTCTGCTGACTCACTAGGTTGTAACAGATAGCAGGTTTTCAACAGAACTCCGTGGCTATCAATCTAATTTTGCACTTTCTCAGTAACAGCATTAATCTCCTCGCATGGCACTTCATAAAGGAGATTACCTCTGGAAAGTCGGAGAGAATTACATTATCTCCCTTGACCCAGAGAATAAGCGGGGCCTCAAGATATTTGATGGTTACTCAGAGCAATTCACCTATGACTCATTAGAGGCAGTTCCTCACCCCAAGCATTACACCCTAGAGTACGTATTGACCATCAATGGTCAGAGTGAGACCTATCTTAAGAGTCCCAATAACGACGACCGCCAGATACTAGAGCTATCACAAGGCGCAGAAGAGGAGTTATGGAATGCGTAAGAAGTTCGTTGTTCATATTGGCGCAGGTACATGGGACTCCTGGGGATTCCAAGTAGCCTATTGCCGCCCCGAGCGCTCACTCTTCATCAACATTATCCATTGGTATTTCTACGTGGAAGTCACTACGCTAGAGAGCCATTACTGAGAGGAAAGACATGAAGCTACCCAAAGGCACACCCGATGAGTATCACGAACTCAAGAAGCTCAAGAAGCAAGTGACCAAGAAGGCTAAGAAGGACACTCGTGGAACGCTGATTGACCCATCCGCACATCCAAAGGATAAAAATGACAAGAGATGAACTCACCAAGCGTATAAACGACTTGGGGTATGAAGACTACGCTGCACCATTGGAAGTTGCTCTTCTTGCAGTGTTGGAGTTGCATAAGCCTTTGAGTGACAAAATGCAGTTCTGCATGGAATGTACAAGCCAATACAACGGTGAGTCAGATGTAGTTGCTTATCCCTGCCCAACTATCCAAGCCATAGAAAAGGAGTTGGGATGAGGGGCCTGTGTCGCAACCACAAAGAGGTACGAAAGGTCCATGAGGATTTTGAATGGGCTGATGAAATCATCTGCTGGGAATGCGGCAACAAAATAATAGAACTTATTGGGCAAAACATGGTGAAGTATTTGGATGAGTTAGAAAAGGAGTTATCATGAAATGCCTTGATTGCCTTACAGAGCTAAACGCCTTCAACAAGTGGGGCAAGTATTGTTTAAACTGTTTCCACAATCGTTATATGGAGTGGAGCAACTCCCCACGCCATAAAGAAGGAGTTAGCATGAAGTACGACCATTTTATTGATGATACTGGCGTAACGCTCATGCCAGTATGCGAATTATGCGACACAGGTTATTCATCCATGTTTGCTTATGAGACCCATGAGTGCCGAGGAAAAATCATTGCCGAAATTGCCCAAAAATTGCGGGAAGAGTACCCTCACCCGTCAGAGGAGGCAAAGGCCTGGGCTTATGCTTACGCTGAACTCATAGAGGAAGAGTTGTCATGAAGTGGTCGTGGGCGGGTAAGTATGTGGGGGAGGTTCTCGCTCAAAGAGCCCTAGTGCTAATCCCCCATATCACCACTACTCAACTGACTAAGAAGGAACTAGCATGACTCACGAGGAATTGTTGGCGCATATAGACGCCTATCTCATTCCCACAATGGAGAGAGAGCCAGGACCTCAAAATGCTGCCATAGGAATCCTTAAAGCCTTTCGTTCCGTTATTGAACTACATGAGCCAGGAGATTATGGACACAACTCATGGCAGGCGTGTTTGGAGTGTTCCTGCCAAGAGTGCAATACTGTCGTTGTGTGGCCCTGTGCCACCATTACAACTGTTAAGAGGGAGCTCTCGTGAAAGATGATGAAAAACGCCTCCGGGCTTTAGGTTGGATGACTCTTGATGAGTTCTTGGAAAAACTAGGCACCGGGCTTAAGTACTACATGAAGGAAAATACCTACGTCGGCAAAGAGCCTGAGCGTCTGCACCATCCAGAAGATTTGATTGTTAATGCTCAGGTCTTTATGGAGGCTGCCTATCACGTTCTTGTGAGCTTCGGCGCCGCACCTGTTCAAAAGGGCAAGAATGAGCGCACTCAATAAGCAACAATGGCACCTCAAGGAAGAGCACTCACATAAGCGCAAAGGTTATGAGGGCGCATACGAACCACATGAGATAAAGCCCAAAAGACCAGAACCTAAGAAGATAAGCAAAGAAGAACTCTTCTCTCGCATATCTCAGAAACCTGACCCAGCAACTGTAGAAGCCATCCTTCAAGAAGAGGAGGGGTTGTGGAACAGCTAAATGATGAATGGGACGATGTAATGGGAAGAATGTCTTACCTGTTTCTGCGCCAAGAGCAACACGATGAGATTAGGAAAGAACTAGCTGCAAAGGAAGATGGTGAGTTGTGGGAGAACTAAGTGTTATCTACATCCATGATGGAGAAGAGCATCGTCTTCCTGACGGAGAGGTTTTTAGACGTCAAGGAGAGAACTTATTTCAGATTTCAGTCATAGATGGAGTACGGACTTCCGTACTAGTTGCTCAAGTACCGCCTTGGGCAGACACCAGTGAAGTGCAATATAAGAACTGGGCTATCACCTTTGTTAAAGGCCCACAAGTAGATAACGAAGAGGAGCTATGGGAGAGCTAGGCTTTGACTACCACAAGGCTATGACGGAAGGTCATGGCTACAACGAGGAGATTGCTCGTCGTTTACGAGCAGAGGGAATACGTTGCTCTGTTCCAGAGTTAACGCTAGTCAGCAGTGCCGCTGAGATTGCTCACATGACTAAGACCGATAAAGACATCATCTGTGATGACTTGGACTTAGTTCTAGAGGTAAAGAGTCGTTCACTCCGATTTACCGGAGTAATCAAGAAGTTTCCTGACCAAGACATCATTGTGGATACGGTATCGGGCTATGACAAGAAAGAGACAAAGCCCTACGCCTATGTAATGATTTCGCAGGTAACGCAAGAAACGTTAGTAGTTCCTACAAGCTCATTCCCCGAGTGGTATAAGGAGAAGCGTTTTGACCCGTTCAGAAAACATTGGGACACCTTTTATCGGTGCGACAAAGATTTCTTCTGGACATGGGACCAATTCATCGCAGACTTGAAAGGGAAGTAAATGGAGCAATTCGCATTTCCAACAATCATTGATAAAGAAGACACTCTCTGGTTTGACCAAGCAAATTGCAAGGGCTCAGATACCGAGAGTTTCTTTGTAGAAAGCGGAGATAACTATCCGCCAGAGTTAGCAAGAATCTGCAAAGCCTGTGACGTCAAGAATGAATGTTTGGCATTTGCCGTGAAGTACCGTGTTCAGGGGTACTGGGGTGGAACCAACGAAAAGCAGCGTAAGTTCTTACGCTTCGGGTTCCCCGTCAGGTGAATCAGTAAAGTCAGTGTCGTCTTCTGCCACGATGCCGTGAGTCCGCTCTGCGTGGCAGTTGGCACATACCAACTCGCACTTATCAATCTCAGTCTGAAGAACCTCTAGCGACACAGAGGAATGGGCTAGGTCAGCCACATTAGCCCGCTTATTGCCAAGGACATGGTCAAACTGCATCACATAGTGGGGATAGATGACCCCACAGTCGGTGCATGGGGTGACGGCCTTGATGTCCCGGATAAATTGGCGGTTCCGGTTGCGGTACTCCACCTTCCACTCGTAAGTGGTTTTCTTAATCTTTTCTGAGTTAGCCGCATAATGTTTTCTCTGGGCTTCTCTTTTTTTGTTTATATCCTTAAATGGCATGGGGGAGACTTTACACTATACCCATGGCTAAATGCGTAAAATGTGAACACGAGTTGGAATTGGGTGTCTGTGTATCAGATACCTGCAAGTGCATCTGTATGGACCGAGAGTTAGAGCGTAATACCTATGACCGTTAAAGTCTATGGCCCCTATGCTGATAAGCAGAAGGGTGGACGCAAGCGTATGGTCAAGTACAACGACGAGACTGGCGCTATGACCTCTACTAACGCAGCCCGTTACAAGAAAGAAAAATCACTAGGGCGCAAACTCCGCAAAGATGAGCATGTTGACCACAAGGACAACAACAAGCACAATGACGGAGCCAAGAACCTTCAGGTTATGAAGGCCTCAGATAACATTGCTAAAGGAAACAAACATAGAAAGAAGAAGGCTAAATAATGGCACTAGGTAACGTAGGTAATCCAGTTCCTCCAGTTGGCGCTAACCCACAGGGCACAGCAGCACGCTTCTTAGAAGTTGCTAAGTCTCAGGTCGGCGTTATTGAAGGCCCAAAGGATAACGAGACAATTTACGGTGCCTTCACTGGCGCCAACTTCCAAGCATGGTGTGGCTCACTCATGATGTGGTGCGCTGACAAGGCTGGCGTAAAGCTTCCTAACACCGTTTATACCCCTAATGGCGTTGCAGCCTTTAAGAAGATGGGCAAGTGGGCAGATGCCGCTACCGCTCATCCACAGCCAGGCGACCTCGTCTACTTCTCATTCGTTCCACACGCTCTACCTAACAGTCCAATTCAACATGTGGGGGTTGTCGTCAAAGACAACGGAGATGGCACTATTACCACTGTGGAAGGAAACACCACACCAGACTCAAAGCCAAAGGGCTCACCTAACAATGGTGGCGAGTGCGCTATGAACGTTCGTGGTTACAAGGTAGATAACAAGCGCCACTTGTGGGCCTCTGTAGTCGGTTTTGGGCGCCCAGATTACGTCGGTGCAACCTCAGACCACCCAGCCACTCCAGCGGCTCCTAAGCCCGCTCCAGCCTTCCCAGGACAGATTAAGCCTGGCGATAAGGGTGACGGGGTCAAGTTGATTCAACAAGCCCTAGATTTGGACGCAGACGGCGATTACGGCCCAGCGACAAAGAAGGCAATTATCGCAATTCAGGATAGTCACGACCATTTGGACAGCAACGGCATCGTCGGACCAGCTACTTGGGCCGAGATTATGAAGCATCTGGACTAATCGGACATTTACCGAAACCCCCTTTGGCGTGATAGCCTTGGGGGGTTCCTTATTAGGGGGTAGAAATGACAACTATTGTTGGAGTCCAGTACCACGATAAATGCGTCATTGTTGCTGATAATCAAGTTACAGATGACCAAGGTCGCCGCTTTCTTCATCCTGACATGAAGAAGATTGCTGAAAGAGGCGCATTCCTTATTGCAGGTAGTGGCGAGGTTAGTCCGTGCGACATCGTTCAGCACTTCTGGAATCCTCCTAAACTAACCGCTACTGATAAAAAAGACTTGTATCACTTTGTTATTACCAAGGCGATGCCTTCTATGCGTAAGTGTCTAACTGATAATGGTTATGACTTTAACGAAGGTAAGGGCGATGGCAAGGATGATTCAGAACAACGGTTCCACTTCTTACTCGCCGTTGGTGGGGAACTATTTGATATTGGCGATGACCTATCGGTCTGTCGCACAGAAGAAAACTGGTATGCCGTAGGTTCTGGCGCACCGTATGCATTGGGTGCCCTATTCATGGGCGCTACTCCAGAAGAAGCCGTTGAAGCAGCTTGCAAGTTCAGCGTTTACTCATCTGGACCTTTTCTCACTATGGAGCAATACAAGTAACTGATAGGGTGGACTCATGGAACAAGTATCAAACCGACAAAAGAAGATAGACTTTCGTAAAGCAGTCCAACTAGAGACTCTTACCAAAAAGCGTCAGCAAGAGGCAGAAGACCGCTGGACTAACGCACAAATCAAAGCAGCAGGATTTCAATCAGTATTGGACTACGCAGTAGAGCAGTACACACAACACAAGGAAGAATTAGAAGAAGACGTGATTACACAAACCGAAGAAGCAATTAAGCAACGCCAATCAGAGATTGAGCAGTTCCTTATGTCAGAAAAAGATATCTATTTAGAAGCCATGGGAATCCAGGCTGACTGATAATTAGACAATGAGCAAAAATAACGAATTCCAAACTGGCTCCAATAAGCGGAGTAAGAAAGCTGTTATTTTTGACCTTGATGGAACTCTTGTAGATGTAGAGGATTACGAAGCCCTACATAAGACAAAGAACGAAGAGTTCCGCAGAGTGGCAGAGAACGCTGATGCGTTTCCTCACATGGTTGCTAAAGCAAAAGAGGCACGACAGAAGGGTCGGGACATAGTTATCCTCACCGCTCGTTCTGCCCACTACCGCAAAGACACCCAAGAGTGGCTTGCCAAGCATGGAATCCCTTATGACCAACTTTTCATGCGCCCTATCGGCAATGAAGAGAAGGACAAGAAGGTAAAGAAAGAAATCCTTGAGGACCGCATCCTTCCCCACTTTGACGTCAAGAAAGCCTATGACGATAAGAAGAAGAATGTTAAAATGTTCCGTAAGGAAGGCATAGACGCAAAGCAAGTAAACTAGAGGGGGCTCTAGCAACCGAGGGGTTGAAAATGAAAGACAATGTAAAACTATTTTGGAACGTGTTGATGCGTATTGTCGCAGCCTTCACAGCAAGTGCTCTTGGAGTTATCGGTGCCGGTGCTATCGCACACATTTCAACTCTTAAGGCTATGACCGTTGCAGGTCTCACAGCATGTGCAACTGTTGTTGAGAAGCTTGCTCGTGGATTCATGGACGATGGCAAGTTGTCTCTTGATGAGATTAACGCAGCGTTTGCTGCAGTTGATACACAAGCAACAACTGCTGCTGACCTTCAGGTACAGGCACGTCAGTCAGGAGCAGACCTAACAGTCTCTGCGGCTGATGGTTCTATCGCACCTGTTGCAGCACCAGCTGCTCCTGCAGCACCTGCAGCACCTGCAGCACCTGCAGCTCCAGAAGTTCCTGCAGACCCTAACTACAACTAATTACCAGTTGAGTAGAACCCTGAGCCTTTGAACTGAAGGCCAAACGGGGTAAAGACTCGTTGAAGAGCGTAGCCACACTTGTCGCAGACATACTTAGGTTCTGCGTCATGGATGCTACGCTCTTTTTCGTAGTTAATATCGCATTCAATACATGAGTACTCATACTTTGGCATGGCGGTCATCTTACACGAGAGTAGAATAACAACATGATATCTAACTCAGAATTTGGTCAGAACGCTATGACCGCTAGCAAGCAGGCTATGCCTGAGAGCGGCAAGTACGACGGTCCTTCAGGTATCAGCGCTCCAGGCGGAGAGAACAGCTTTGCAGCACATGTTACTTCCCCTATTGCAGGCTCAGGAAGCGGCAACTAGTGACAAGCACAGAGGTTGAGTTCCTAGCAACTGACCGCTGTGACCGCTGTACTGCACGTGCCATGGTTCGTGCAACCTTCGCTCATGGGGAACTTATGTTCTGCGGACATCACTCCCGTGAAATGGGCGACAAACTTCTTACGACCGCTTTATCGGTATACGACCCAGAAGGATTACTAGACTATGTCAGCCGTTAACGACCAAGACCCAACGCCGTTAACGACTACACGGTATTACAGCTCCCACGACCATCCATCCAGCAAACTATCCGCACCACAGTTTGACCATGTAAGCAACGGCATGTACGGCGGACCTGGCGGACAGTATGGTCACTACAACGAAGGAAACATCAATGAGCAATCTTAGTCACCAGTTTGACGGAGCCCAAGAAGCGTTTGATATCGCTGAGCGTCGTCGCCATGCTCGCAAGATGGAGTCAGGATTTGTAGGTAACGGAGTTATGGCTGGAATCTACCCAGGAGTTATTGGCGGTATGGGAGTCGGCTCAATCACTCAGACGCAGTCTTCTAACTACGAGAACCCAGTGCAAGAACTTGGCGAAAACATGGGCGCTACAGGTAGCAATGGTGAAGAGACAAGCGAAACCGCTAATACCAGCGCAGGCATGGGTGAAGGTGGAACAGCAGTAACAGGTTCTGCTGGTGGAGGGATGCCGTGAGCAAACAACTCAATCGTAAAGTTCTTAAAGTCAATAATCGTCGTGGAGTAAAGCAAGTATTTCAGTATGTTGAACCAACACTAAAGTCTGTTGCAGAACCTTCTATTGTTTCTTGGCGTGGACCAGGTGAGGGTGTTGAAGGCGAATCAACTAACGCACAAGACCTTGGTTCTAAGCAGATTATTAATAAGCGTAGAAAGCCGATGTAATCTCTGCTTTAATTAGCACCTGAAGGGCATGAGCATTCCGAGGGGAATACTTGACCAAACTACGTTTACACGTAGCACAATTCGTTTTATTAGCTAGCGCTTTATTTCCGCTATTACTCGCATCACCAGCACAGGCTGACGCCACATACACACTAGAACAGTACAACGCTTTAGTTGCAGCTGATACTAGTGCTGTTCAAGCTGCTCAAACAGCTCTAGATTCTGCTAACGCAACATTGTTTGCAGATATCACAGCAAAAGCACTAGCTGACCAAGCGGTCGTAGATGGCGCCACCGTGCTTGCTGCAGCACAGGCTGCGTATGACAATAGCTCTGTCCCTGTCGTTTCACAGAGTGGTTCCGGTATTCACGTAGATATCTACAACAACACTTATCACACGATGTCCCCTAATCCCTCAAACTTGTGCCGTTCAGATACCCTTGCTCAGATTGCAGCTAACTGGGGTAATGGCTCAGTTGCTGGGTGTAATAGCGACCGTGTGACTATCCACTACACAGGCACAATTACTGTGCCTACAACCGGTGCCTATCGGTTTATGGATATAGCTGATGATGGCTTTTACATGACCTTTGATGGTCAATTGCTAATTAACGATTGGCGGGACAAAGGTTGCGGAGGTTCTTGGAGCCCTTACGTTCAATTGACCGCAGGAACAGCCTACTCAATTGATGCGTGGTATTACGAAAACGGTGGTGGGGCTTGTTCAACGCTCTACTATGCGACTCAGGGCACTAATCAGAGCGTTGTTCCAGCATCGTGGTTTGGCACAGCAACAACTACATACGCAAAAGATTCCACGCTACTCCCCGCTATTGACGCCGCTAAAGCTGATGCAGATAACCGTAAAACAGTGGCAATTCAACTTGCTACTCAAGTAACTGCAGACCAAGCAGCGGTTGATTCTGCTCAAGTAGCTTTAGACACAGCCAAAGCAGCTCTCGCTGCTATTCCCCCTATGGAAATAGACCCACCTACAAACCTTGTGGCGACTGTAGATGGTGGAACTGTAACGTTGGCTTGGAACGCTCCTACCGCAAATCTTATTCCAGAACGATATGCAGTGACGTGGACTATTCCTGGAGCCAACGGTTGGGGAGTAGCCTCTACCACAACCTCAATTACTTTAGATAAGCAGCTATTCTCTTCAACAGGTGGTTGGAACAAAGACTACACATTTATGGTTCGTTCTGATAACGACTCTGCTCCGCTGTATTCTCAGTATTCAAACTCTGTAACGGTCCATCTGAACGACCCGACTCCACCAGTCGTCGTAGTGATTCCTCCATCGCCCTCCGAGACTCCAACTGCCAAGGTTGAGACGCATACCGTTGTTGACGTTCCCACTCCTTCACCTTCCGTGTCTCCAGCTCCAGAAACCACAACATCAGTAGTGCAAGAAACAGCAACGGCGCAAACACCAGAACCGACACCCAGTCCATCACCTACACCAGCGCCTTCACCAGAGCCATCAGTAGAACCGCAGCCACAGTCGCCATCTCAAACAGACACAGGGACAGGGCAAACGACTTCACAGCCGATTCAATCATCTACTGGAAGTCCTTCCGACTCTCAAACTGTAAGTCCGGTGACCACTGACCCGGCTCCAACACCTCAACCCGCTCCTCAGCCTGAGCCAGTGAATCCTGTTGTGGCACCCGTAGTTCGTCCAGAGCCTTCTCCAGAGCCCGCTCCAGCGGAAACACCCAGTCCTCAACCTGACCCTTCTCCAACACCTGCACCCGCTGCAGATGCTTCACCTGCGCCAGAACCGAAGCCAACTGATAGCGCATCCCCTACACCCGACCCGTCTGCACAGCCCACAACAGCGCCAACACCAGAACCAAAGCCAACCCCACAACCGTCCCCATCACCAGCGCCAGAGCCTTCAGCCCAGCCCGCAGTGACTCCTTCACCACAGCCCACCCAACCATCGCCAGCCCCAACGCCAGCATCAACAGAACCTGCTCCCGCATCGTCAAACCTCATTCCTAATAATCCAAATTCGCTATCTGACACTACACCAAAAGTGGCTCCTGCAGATGCCCTAGTTGCTCACGTTCAAGTAGACAAGCCTGGCGTAGAGAACGGTGGAATTGAGTTCTTCGGAACAAAGAGCGCCCCACAGGTAGTCGGAGAAGACGGCAAGTTGACCCCACCCGCTCCCCCACCAGGTTCTGGTCTACCAATTCCACCAGAAGCAATCACTGTTACGGCTACGTTTATTGGGCAACCAGGCGGAACAACATTTAATGCTCCAGATATTGCCGTACCTGTTATTG